GTAAAGGTTTATCAACTGAGCCTCTGCTGCCAAGCTAAAACCCTTCTTACCCCAATGAACGTGTACTCCGCAACTTCTATCCACTTTAGCATCTACAAATGCTAAGGCATCACATACGGCTTTCAATTCTGCCATTCCGTCATCACCTTTTAATATGTGAGATACTAACTCTAGTCCCATTCCACTTACACTCCCATCTGTTTTTACTTCCCATACAGTAGTGTTTGCTAACCTCTGATTAGGAGTAGTCCTACCGTAGTAACCTACACCTCTTACATCTAGCCTAGCATAAGCAGCTAAGAACCTAGCTAATAAATCACTATCACTAGCACTACTTCTACCTGAACTTAATGGGTTTACAAACCCATCAGCTTTGGCTCTGTCAAATCCTGTCATCTCAAGTTCTACTCCGAAAGTTCGGGTCTGATTGAAGGATATTCTTTTAACTTTCCTGTCTCTGATTGTCATTTTTACCTCTTATAATTAATAATACATCTGAATAGTAAAGGCTTTTACCCCGTTATGCAATACTTTTATTATTATTTTTGCAATACTTTGGGTAATTTTAGGTAAAACGGGGTAAAAACGCATAAAATTTGTTAATTTTTTTAATTTTTTATACAATATCTGCAAATAATTAGGTAAGAATGCACAGACATCAATACCTGATATACGTGAGTCCGTGAGACCATATTGGTAATTAATCGTAGTTACTCATTAATATAAATGAGGTAAATTATGCCATTTGGTAGTAATTGTGAATATGTGGATTTAGAGGCTTGTGTAATTGCTAATAAGGATAAGGAAAACCCTGAAGGCTATTGCCAATCTTTAAAAGAACGTACTGAGGACACATGTGCCAAAAACTATTCACCAACACCAATCAAACGTGTTAAATCTTTTCTAGCTGAAACTAAAGTCCTAGACAATGAAGATGGAACAATTAGAGCCGTTGTCTCTACTGACAGTAAAGACAGAGACGGAGAAATAATTAAAACATCTGCATGGGAAAAGGGTTTAGATGAATTTATGAAAAACCCCGTATTATTATCTTCTCATAATTATGACGACCTGACCAAAATTTTGGGCGAGTGGACTGATTTGAAAGTTACTGAAAACGGGTTAGAAGGCACGGCTAAGTATTACGTAAATAAAGGTAATGCAGAGGCAGATTGGGGTTACGAGTTAGCCAAAAACGGAAACGGCGCATACTCAGTCGGCTTTATAGCAAAGGACTATCACGACGAATCGGAAGGAAAGGCAACTACACGAGTTTATACTGACGTAGAACTATTGGAAATATCTCAGGTATCTATTCCATCTAACAGAGATGCACTTGTTGCATTACGCAGCAAAGGATTACTGAATAAAACAGAGGAAGAGTTAGCTGATAAAATTTTCACAAACCTAGTTCCAAAAGAGTCAGAGGAAAGTTCGGAAGATTCAGAAGATTCAAAAGTACCTGTAGCAGGTGATGATAAATTTACAACTGAGGAAGAGGCATCTGCAAGAGCAGAGGAGATTGGTTGTGAAGGTACACATACTATAGACGAGGATGGAAACACTATTTATATGCCATGTGCAACGCATGAGGACTATGATGAAATCGTGAACCCGTCAGAGGAAGAGCAGGAAGATAATCCTGAAAGCTATGAAGATGATGAAAAGATATTTACACCTCAACTAGCTTTTAAAGAGGCATTTGAGGAGTTTTTTTTAATAAACAAGAAGTAAAGGAGAATTAAATGGAAGATTTAGTAAAATCTACCATATCTGAAAAGGAATTTAATACTCTTAAAGATGAGTTCAAAAATGATGCAAAGTCAGTTATTGAATCAATCTTAAAAGAGAATTTACCTGAACAGAGATTGCCTATGTCTGAAACTAAAGTAGTAGAAGATGCTGCAAAGTTTAAAACCTTTGGAGAATTTTTAATTGCAAGTAAGATAGGAACAGACACAAGGTTGAAGGCTCTTAATGAAGGCAATGGAAATGACGGTGGCTTTTTAGTCCCTGATGAGTTCCGTGCTGAACTTTTAAGAGTTCCTATAGAGCAAAGTATTATAAGGCAGAGGGCAAGAATTATACCTATGGCATCTAATACAGTTCTATTACCTAGAATAGACGAAACAAGCCACGCAAGTCATATTTACGGAGGAGTGGTCTCATATTGGGGTGCAGAGGCATCTAGTGCGACTGCTGCTCAACCAACATTTGGTGCATTTGAATTGAAAGCTAAGAAATTAGTCGGATATACTCAGGCATCAGAGGAATTAATGGCAGACAGTGCCTTAGGGTTACAACAGTTATTAGTTCAGTTATTTGGTGATGCTATAAGGCATCAAGAAGAGAAAGCATTTATAGTTGGAAACGGAGTAGGAGAGCCACAGGGCATTCTTAACTCTGATGCGTTGGTTTCAACTGCAAAAGAAACAGGACAAGCGGCTACGAGTATCGTTTATGAGAATATCATAAATATGTACTCAAGAATGTTACCAAGTTCACACGGGAACGCAATTTGGATTGCTCACCCTGATACTATGCCTCAGCTTATGCAGATGGCATTGAACGTAGGTACAGGCGGTAGTGCAGTTTATGTAACTAACGCAGCAGACGGAGTACCAACTACAATCTTTGGCAGACCCGTATTATTTACAGAGCATTGTAAAACAGTCGGAACAGTAGGAGACCTACTTTTTGTAGACCCTTCCTTTTATGTAATCGGCGACAGGCAATCAGTGACTGTATCTAGTTCTGAGCATGTTGCGTTCGTATCAGGTCAGACTACATGGAGATTCACTGAAAGGCTTGATGGTGCAGGTTGGCTAAATTCAGCAATAACCCCTGAGAACGGTAGCAATACCATCTCACCATTTGTAGCGTTAGCTACTAGAGCATAAGGAGAAAAATTATGGGATTCAGATTAAGCGAAGATGCTGCAATTACATTAGCAGAAACCGCAGACATTGGTGGAACTGCCATAAGTACATCTTATGTATCTATGGAAGGTTTTAACAATGCAGTAGCCTATGTAGAAATAGGAACATGGGATAGCGGAGACGATTTAGATGTCTATAAGATACAACAGGCAACTGACTCGTCAGGAACAAGTGTTAAAGACCTAACCACTTCAGGTTCAGGTTCTAACTATGATTCAGATGCACCTTTAGATGCAGACGGCAACTTTGGTATTATCGAAATCAAAGCAGAGAACTTAGACACTACTAATGGGTTTACTCACATTAGGGCAACTGCATCAGAGGCAGGAAACACAGGAGTGGACAATGCTACCTTATTTTTGATTAGGTACGGTGCAAAGCATAAAGAAGAGCAAAAGAACGCAACTGCCGTAAGCGGTGAGAAGTTCTATTACTTGAGTTAATTATTTTAGGCGGTTTGAAAAATGACAGAGATAAAACGGGGTAAAAAAATACTTCAGGCTATCAGAGGTTTGGTAAAACCGCCTAAAAATAAACAAATAAAAAAACCTATAAATTTTAAAAATGGTATACGCACTAAATAATAGTGCGGTTCAAATATAAAGGAGAATCGTATGCCACAAGTAAGAAGTAGAAGGATAAGCGGAAATTTGGCTTATTGGTCAACACATCAAAAAAGAATTTTAGATGCAACAGGTGAGGGAGTAGTTAAGTATATAACTGACTTCACCTCATTTCCCGTAGACGACACGACAGGAGACCCCACTGAATATACTACCACTGTAGTAGAGGCAGGTTCGGGAAATACAACAATAGCATCAACAGATGCAAGTGGTGGTCAGGTATTGATTACAACTGCTGCAAACGAAAATGACGGTGGTTCATATCAGCTTTTATCAGAGTCATTTAAAACTGACGGGAATGAGTTGTACTTTGGCACTTCGATAGCTACCAACGAGGCTACCCAATCAGATGTCCTAATAGGGCTTTCTGTAACGGACACTGCTATGTTGGGTGGATTAGCTAATGGCATCTATTTTGAATGCCTAGATGGTGCTACAGGCATCAGTGCGGTAACAGAGTCAGGCAGTTCGGAAACTCAGTCAGATTCATTAGGAACTCTCGCAGACGATACTTTTATTCAATTAGAATTTTACTACAACGGTAGTAATGTTGAATTTTTTATAAACGGTTCATCAGTAGCAACACATACTGCAACTATTCCATCAACGGAAATGCGGGTTAGCTTTGAGTACCTGACAGGTGCAGCATCAGCTAAAACCATGACGTTGGATTGGATTCGCTGCATACAATTTGGTCGGTAATTATGACTGAAAAAAAATTCGGAAGTAACAGAACAAAGGGGACAGTAATTGAAGGAAATCACGGCTCTAACAGGGCAAAGGGAACAGTAATTCAGGGTGCTTTTGGTTCTAACAGGACTAAGGCAACTACAACTACAACCAAGCCTAAGCCTAAGCCTAAAATTGAAATAACTCCCAAGAAAAAAATAATAAAGAAGGGGGATAGATAATGGCAGGAAGTATAAGCACAACTAGTACAAAAGATGGTTCATTAGTTAAGTATTCTATGGATTGGTTATCTGATGCTAGTGGAGACGTTGATACAGATACTATTCCTATGGTACAGGGTGAAATACAATCCGTACATTATTTTCCTGATGCAGGTGGTACTCAACCTAGTGATAACTATGATTTAACTATGGCGGATAGCTATGGAGTAGACATATTAACGGCGACAGGGGCAAACCTATCACAGACTACAGATACATGGGCAGTTCCCGCTTTATCTACTTATTTTAAAGTAGTTATTGAGGCGGGTAGTTATGACTTAGTTATAGAAAATGCAGGTAATGCAAAAGGTGGGATAGTAGAAGTTCTTGTAAGAGAGATGTAATGGCGGGTAATTACGATTTATTGAAAACAATAAAAGAACGTAATGAACAATTTAAAACAGATGAGGACACGCAACCAAAAACTGCATGTCCTCTCTGCGGAAGTCCTTTAGATGAAAATAACGGAGTTTTAAATTGTCCTATGGGGCATTGGAGAAGTGACACACAATGAAAACAGACGGAAACAGTTATGGAACATTATCAACACTTAAAACAATGCTAGATGTTTCAGGTACAGGTGACGATACTTTGTTACTTCAGTCATTAGAGATGGCATCAAGAAGTGTTGATGCGTATTGCAGACGAAAATTTTATGTAACATCTGAAACAAGACAATTCAGAGGTGAGAGCAGCAGACTTATGCTTTATGATGATTTATTAAGTATTACAACTTTTCTGACATTAAAAGATGACAGGTCAACAGAGAAAACATGGGCGGCAACTGATTACGAGTTATTTCCATTAGGTGACACTAGATATCCTAAAGAATATATTGAATTAGCAGATGCAACTACCGCAGGTTCTTTTGCAAACAACACAAGAAGAGGAGTGCAGGTAGTTGGACTATTTGGATATGGAACAGGTAGCAGTGCAACTCCGTATGAATCAGCAACCACTGTAAATGACGGGGATTTTGATGCAACAGAAACTACATTTACCGCAACGGCAGGTACAACTTTAAATATCGGGGAAACTATATTAATTGATAGTGAACAAATGTATATCACAGGTATATCAACCCATGTAATAACAGTGCAGAGGGCTATGAATAATACAACAGGTGCAACACATGCAAATAGTGGCACTGTTTATGTTTATAAATATCCACAGGAAATAGTCAATGCTTGTTATTTACAGGCGGGTCGTATTTCTAAAAGATGGCGGACTGCTTATGCAACAACAATAGGTGCGGTTGAGATGTCACCTTATGATGTATCTATAGGCTTAGATAATGATGTTAAAAGATTATTAGACAGGTTCAAAGTTATGAGGGTAGGTTAATGTCAACTCCAAACGGCTCTATAGGGTTGTCAGCAAAAATAGACACTAAAGAAGTGCAAAAAAAATTAAATGATACTGACAGGTTAGGTGATGCCGCAGAAAGTTATGTAGAGAGATTAACAATAACTCTTAAAAACATAGTTACTAGATATTCCCCCGTTAAGACAGGAAGTCTAAAGGCAAGTTGGAACAGTGCCGTAGAGAGTCAGGGCAGAAACTATATAGGTGCAGTTGGCACTAATATTTTTTATGCAAGATTCCTAGAGTTTAGCCAACCGCCTAAACAACCTAAGAAACCGCATGGGGTTGATGAGAAAATACCATTCCTGAAACCTGCATTAGAATTTGTAACAAAAAATATAGATAAATTTAATGACCAATTAAAGAAAGACATAGAGGGGAACTATAAAAGACCATGAGTTTAAAAGGAATAAGAGATGCCGTACAGTCTAGTGTTGATGATATCAGTTCGCTGCGAGTATACGATACAGTCCCCGACTCTATAAATGAATTTCCTGCATGTTGGGTTTTGCCAAGAAGTGGCAGCTATCTTGATGCAATGTCTACTGCTATGACTCACAATATGGAACTCACTTTATTGGTTGCGAGGGCAGGTAATTTAGATGAGGTGCAGGACACGTTAGATGATTTTATTGACAGTACAGGTTCTAACTCTATACCTACAAAAATAGAGGCAAGTAGTTTAGGTTCTCATGCAGATGCAATATTAGTAACAAGTTATGACACTTATGGCGGATTAGAATTTAATGGTACACCATTCATAGGTGCAAAAATAAATTTTCAAGTTATGGTAGGTTAATCGGGGTAAAAATGACAACTAGAAAAAATAAATTTTATGAAGTTTTGCAGGGCAGATTATCATTTGACTTAGGCAAAACAAAAGCAGTAGCGGGTGATGTTTTAGAATTGGGACAACATGATATAGACATGGGATATGATATAGACAATCTTATTGCTATAGGATTCCTGAAAGAGATTAGAAAACCACGAAAGAAAAAAACAGATAAGGAGTAAGATATGGCAAGAGTAGCAGGTAAAAGTACAGATATATATATAGATACTCATGCAGTAGAAGGATATGCGAGTAGCTTTACTTTAGGGGTAGATGTAAATCTGCCTGAAGTAACTACCTTTGGTGACGAGGCGGCTACGTTTGTAGAGGGCAAAGCAAATCCAAATTTTAGCATGAACGCATTTTTTTCACCTACAGATGATGAGTCAGATGAGATTGTAGAAAATGCCTTATCAGGTACAAGTGAAGTATTTTATATTCCTAGCGGAATGGCAGTAGGTAATTTCGGCTATCACTTTCAGACTAATTTATCAAACAGAACAATAGATAACCCCGTTGATGGTGCAACTGCTTTAAATATAACAGGACAGGGCAGTAGTAATTTTGGCAGACATGCAGTTTTATATACTGCGGCATCACCCGCTTTAACGGGAACAGGAGTAAGGGCAGATTCAAGAGTAGATACAGGTAGTACATCAGCAGTAGGAAGTTTATCTGCGGGTACTGTTAAAAGAGCAACTTTAAGAGTAACTGCGGTAAGCGGTAGTGGAACTGCCACAATTAAAATACAGGATTCGTCTAATGCGGGTTGGGCAAGTGGTACAGGATTTTCAGACTTTGTAGCATTCGCACAGATTAGTGGAGTATCAACGCAGACAGTAACTACTACAGATGCGTGTGATAGATATTTACAAATTACAGTAAGTCAATACGCAAGTTTCACTAACTTTAATTGTGTAATAACATTTGGAGTAGATAGTGGCACATAATATGTTTATTAAAATTTTTATTTATATTCATTCAAAAATAGAGGAGTAAAGTATGGCTAGACAAGCAGGAAAAGCGGCAGATTTTTCATTCAATTCAGTTCAGATAGAAGATGAATTATCATCTATAAGTCAGACGACTGACGTGAATTTGCCTGAAGTCACTGCATTTGGTGATGCGGCAGCAACATTTGTTGAAGGCTTACCAAATTCTAACTATTCTATATCAGGGTTCTTTGACCCCGCAGCATCTCAGGGTGATGCAACGATATTTACAAGAATAGGTAGTGGTAGTGCGACTACAACTTTTGAAACTACAGGTGCGGCAGCAGGAACTAATGCACCCGTATATAGTGGTGCAGGTTTTATCTCTAGTTATAGCATAACTTCTGACGTTGGCGGTGCGAGTACGTATTCTGCTGATTTTCAGATTAGTGGTGCATTAGCAAGAGCAGTTAGTTAAAAATAGGAGACAGAGAGAATGGCAAAAGAAACTAAATTTAAAATACCGCCTAGAAAAATTGATTCTACTGACTGCGTTGTACACGTAGGTCAGAAAATTGAAGATGGCAAGATTGTTGATGAGGGTGATGCTTTCAATATACATGAGGGAGAATGGGTAAAAATTGTACCTTATATCTCTATGAGAGAAAGCATGGCTCTCGTCAATATAGCTAATCTGTCAGCAGACTCAGGGACAGATTCATTAAAGTCATTGCAGGAAATGTGTAATGCCTTAGCAGAACGGGTTTTTGATTGGAGTTGGACAGACAACATTGGAGAACCAATGCCAAAACCTTATAAAAATCCTGAAGTTTTAATGAATTTGCAGAATGAGGAGTTGATATGGCTAGTATCTGTATCTATGGGTGAGAGTCCCACTGAAAAAAAAACAGATACGAAAAACTTGCAGAGTTTGTCTTTGAATCAACAGAAGTAGTAAAGCAACCATACGAGGGAATACTGTCAGTTATATGTGAGTCATTTAGTTGTACTCCTGATATAGCATTGGAACAGAACCCTAGCATGGTATTTAAAATATTGGATTATAGAATGGCAACTGCCACTATAGAACAATTTAATAATGATGCTAGTAAGATGACCCCTGATATGGTGAAGATGATGAAAAAATTAAGAGAACATTATAAAACGGAGTAGAATTTGGCAGACGTTGGAGATTTAAATGTACAGTTAAAAGCTGATGATAAGGCAAGTGCGGTAGTAAAGAAAGCAGGTGCTAATATTGGAAAAGTAGCGGGTGGTATGAAAACTGCTTTGCTAGGTGCAAGTGCTGCTATTGGCGGTGCATTTCTTTTACAGACTAAGGCTTTCTTAGATGCGGGAGATGAACTGCATAAAATGAATCAACGTACCTTAATATCTGTAGAAACTTTAAGTGCGTTAGACCATATAGCAGGATTGTCAGGACAACAATTGTCTATATTCGGAACTGCTGCCAAGATGACAGAAAAACTTTTATTAGCATTATCTGAAGGTGCAGTTAAACAAACTGAGGCAGTTGCTAAATTAGGATTGTCTTATAAAGATGCTCAGGAGATGGGTTTTGAAAAGTTTATGATGGAATTACTTTTCAGATTAGCAGATGTAGATGACGAAATAAACAGAGGGAATACGGGAGTTGAAATATTTAAGGGTGCGTGGGACAATTTAAAAAATGTTATCGGGACTATGAATGGCAAGGAACTTAGAGAGTTAATTGCAAATGAGAAAGAGACTACATTTTGGACTTTAGCAAATGCAACTGCTGCCGCAGACTTTAATGATGCAGTAGCAAATGTACAATTACAATTAAAACAATTATCATTCGTTATGGTAGAGGATTACTTACCTCAGATGAAAGATGCAATAGACAAGACGTTGGGATTTATTAAACAGAATAAAGAGGCTTTATTACAGACGGGCAGACTAGCTATATTATTTGCTAAATATACCATTATCATATATCTGACTGTTAAAGCTATTCAACTTCTTTTAGTCACGTATAAAATATTGATAATTACAAGCAACCTTCTTGTAACGGCATTCGGATTCCTTAAAACTGCTATAGTTACTACTAGAGTGGCATTGATGGCACTTCAGATTACGGCTTTAGCACCTTTCATACTTATTATAACTATGGTGGCGGCAGCATTAGCAGTTTTATATACTGCATTTATGGTTGCATATAAACACTCAGAAAAATTTAGGAATATGGTTAAGGGAGTAGTAGATTGGATATTAAAACTTTACAATACTCTAAAGAAATTTTTAATACCTGAGTTTAAAGCCTATGAAGAAGAGGCGGAAAAGGTAGTTGAGGCTACAAAAACTACTACAGAGGCTACAATGGAACTAGAAGAGCAGATTAAAAATTCCATATACAGTACAGGTAATTACAATACAGAATTAGCTGCACTAAACACAACTTTAGGTAATACTGAGGTTGTAAGTGAGAAAGCAGCAAAAGTATTAAAAGATAACCCAA